AGCGCAAAGTCTGTCCGGTCTGGCGTCAGGTCAAGGGCATAGCCATTGACTGTTTGATCAGCCATCAGTTTTTGATGCACCTGCTGCGTGTAGGTGTCAGAGTCATCGTCAGGTATCGCCGCCCGAACCAAGGTGCTGATGCGGACCCGCAAGGTCCAGTCAAGCTTGTCAAAAAAGTTTGTATCAACCGGCTGGTCGCTGACGGCCTCAACAATTACGGCAGGCACCTCACCACGGGCCAGGGGCTCTACGCGGCTTCTGTAGACCGTTGCGCCTGTGATGGTGTCCAGATTTGTCTTAAGCCTTGCGAGGATCAGTTCGCGGCGCGTGTCAGCCATGGCTACACCTTGCTCAACAACAGCTCGCTAAACAATCCGTCGTCTATTGGCAGGTTTTGCCTGACCGTGTAAGAAGTGCCGTCAACCGTGATCGCGGTCCCACGGACAGTGGCGCTGACATCAGATGTCTTTGCATAAAGCAAATACTCCCGCGTCAGCGCCATGCCGCCTGCTAGCTGCTCCATTGGCGAATCCAGAATCCCAACAAAACTTGCGCCAGCACCAATTTGGCAAGTAACGCCAAATTCGTCAGTGTTAAGAAATGCAAGAGTATCTGAAATCGCCATCAGAATCAGACGCCGTACTTCTTGCTGAACAGCAGGGTCACGGAAGCAGTGAACGCAGGCGAGCTGGTGCCACCGATGGTTGCTACAGCCCGAACGTAACGGCGAACGTCGTTCGTGTTAAAGCTAAGCTTTTGCTGCGATGCAGTGCTTGTGACTTCCGTGAAGGTCGCGCCAGTAATGTCGGTAAACGCCGAGTTGTCAGCCGAGTCTTGCAGCTTGACGTTGTAGGTAGGGTTTGTACCGGCAGTTGCCGCGCCGCAATCGAGGATTACGACAGCATCGCCCTCGGCATCGTTGCTGCCTTGCAAGTCAAAGCCAGTGCCATTGGCATTGGCCGTGCGTGACAGGGTTGGGAGCAAGCTGCCCAGGGTCGTTTTAGTCCCGAGGTTGTGGATCATTGGAGTTTCTCCGTTTAGAGGTGAGTTTAGCGGGTTCAGGCTTTTGGTCCGTAATCACAACTTGATGAATTACAGGAGCTGCCATTGCTTTTCCAATACCAATTAACAAACGAGAGGCTTGCTCACTGGTTTCTACGATGTCGCCAACGCTGACCTGCTTGAGGTCAACAATGGTGCTTCGCAGCATTTGGATGCGCATTGGCTGCTCCTTAATTATCAGGACATCTTGCAGATCGACTCAGGATGACGAATGGCTACGTCATAGTCCTGCATGGCAATCACACGCACAGTTCCAGCAGCAGAGCCGGTATACGGGTCAACCATAATGTCAAGGCCGCTGTAGAAGCCAATCAGAATGTCGCTGAAGTTGGCAAACACAGCAGTGTTGCTTGGCATTGAGTTTGAGACATAGGCTGGGTAGCCATTGATAGTGTTGTCTGCCTCGTAGATGAAGTTTGCGTTGGTGCCAGAAACAGACTTCTCAGTCGTCTTCAGGGTGCCACGCAGAGCTGAGTTCATCAGATAACCCAAGCTGCCAAGCAGCGCGTTATCAGTGCTCAAAGAGGCTTCCGCGTTCACATAATCAAGGAACGTTGTGACGCCAGATTCGGTGTTGATGCCGGTAGTGTTCAGGAAGCCCAGGGGCAGCGAGCCAGTGCCAGTGCCGTTAATGGCTTGGTTCTCAACCTCAATCGCAATTGAAGTGGCGAGGTCACGGCGGACCAGGCTTTCAATGTCGATGGTGGACTGAAGCAGCAGGCGCCTCGAATAGTCAGTCAATGCACCGATGGTGCGCGGTTGCATCGTCACCTGATCCACAGACAAAGCTGATTCGGTGATTGCAGCAGACTCAGCAACGTGGAACACAGTTGCGCCGCCGCTTTGCCGAGGCAGAGCGATCATGCCTTGAAGACCAGTCAGCACGGTTGCGCCAGCGGTCTGCAAAACAAGTGCCTTGCGGAGCAAGTCAATAAAGCTTTCGCTAAGCAGCTCCGTGGCAACCAAATCGCCACCAGCAGAAGCAGAGCCAACCGTCAGATCGCGGCGGCCATAGCCGAGCACATCAGCAGGCACAAGGAAACCACGAGCTTCCTTGCCAGACTTTTGCTGTGCAGCACGGCTAACTTCCATTTCAAAGGCAGCCGCCCGTTGTGCCTCGACACTGTTCGGGTGAGCTAATGCATTAATGGCACGCAGGAAGGAGAACTGCTTGCGCTCAGCGGTAGTAAGACCGATCTCAGCGTCCTTCGGATTGACAGGCTTTTCTTTGACGCCCATCTTCTCAAGCAGAGCTGAGCGCAGTTCGTCAAGGCCGCGAGAGTTGGAAATGAACTCCTGAGCAAGCTCAGAGTGTCCGGTGCGTTGCCCAAGGGCAATCATTTCAGCAAATTCCTTCGCCTTGGCTTGACCAGCTTCAGCGCGGATAACATCAAGGTTGACAGGTTGATCCACGGTTGGGACTCCGTTGTTGGGTGGTGATTGGACGGCTGAAGCCGCGTGTGTGTCTTCATTATGATAGAAGGCACGGCCTATGCCGACTGAGCTGTCTGCGGGCGTAGTTACAAGCGACAGTTCGAAGGGTTGATAACTGGTAGCACGATAGGTCACTGGGGTGGTGGTCCTATCCTCTTCCATCTCATTGATCTTGTAGCCAAAGCTGACATTGCGAATAATCCCGTCTTTAATCAGCTCTTGCATTTCACGGCCTAGCTCGTTGTTGGCCAGTTTGACCTCGGCATAGGCACGCTTCTTTTTGATGTAAGCCCTTTCAACAACGCCGATAATACGGTCTGCGTCATGGTTGTAGAGCAGAGGAGCGCCATTGTTGAGGCGTGACATATCCATGCACCCCTCGTCCATGCTCAGCACCTCCATCCCGTAATAACGCTCTACGGGTGTTTCACTTGCAAAAGAGAACGTGATGCGGCGATCATCTGCCTCAGCAAACTCCGTAGAGATCGCCCTGCTCAGTAGCTTGCCTTCATGGAAACGCAGTGCTGGGATCTTGGTGAGCGTTGAAAACCTGTGCCCGACGATTCGGTCAGTCTCATTGTAGCTGCCATTCTCCTCGCGGTACACCCGAATCAAGGCAGCAGGGTTGTCCTCTGTTGCGTTGATGGTGAATGAGGAGTCAGGTACATCAAGCGATCCCTCGCGGATGATGCGAGTGATCTTCCCGCGAGCCATACCGCCGCTGCTGTCCCATTCCACAAAATCACCGACGCTCAAGCTGCCGGGTTCAGCGCGATAGGACTCCTCCACCGCATTGCCCTCCTCGTGCCCCTCAATGGCGCGGTCTTCTGCGTTTTTAATGGCAGTTGATTTCATAGCACTCCATGTTTGTCCGGGGTCGCCCCCCCATGCCGCCCATGCTACCCGACCAGGAGAGGGGTAATCGTCACCGGGGCTAAAGCCTTTGCCTTTTTTGTCTACTTCATGGCGAGCAAACCATGCGTTCATCTGGATTACAACGTCAGGCGACAACTCACCGCCAGACAAGATTTGGTTTGCACGGTTGGCCGCAACGTTGGTGCCGCCGGGTTTGCCGTCTGCTTTCCACGCTTTGTAGCGCCTCGCCTCAGCTCTCATGCCCTCAGTCGGCGTGAGATTAATCTCGGTGCCGCTTACCTTTGCCATTAGCCCTCAACCTCCTCGTGATCTGCGGGATGCTCGGTCGGGGGTACTGGCACCGATTGGGACACCCCATTGCTTGATACCTGTGATGGGTCAGTGTCAAGCACAATGCCCAACTCATCGGCAGTCGCCAGCTCATGCTGTCGTTGACGCATCTGATCCTCAAAATCACCGCCGTGCAAAGCGATTACTTGCGAAAGGGTCATGATCCCGCTGCGGATTAAATCCTTGTATGCGGATGCTTCTTTTTGCGGGTCAACAAACTGAGAAGCCGGGGCCATCCAGTTGCTCTCTGTGTATCTAGCGGGGTTGGTGTCGTAGCCAGGCAAGTCCAATACGCCTGCCATCACGGCCATCTCAAGCCATTTTTCGTACACCTGACGGCACAAGGCAGTAATCATGTACTGCTGCAAAGTCTTGTAATGCGCCCGCGTCTCAAGCAACTCAAGACGTGAGGAACTGTAATTGCTCTGCGAGAAGTCGCTTGATACCTGCGTATAGGAGCAACCAACACCGGATGCCACAGCCCGCAACATTTGCTGAACGAATGGCGTAAAAGCATCGTCGGGACGGCTTGGTGTAAAGAATTGCATCTCCTCGCCTGGCGCCAGTCTCCTGATGCTTCCTGGCGAGAAGTCCAAGACCGAATCTTCTTGAAAAGTGCCGTCCTCAAACAGCTCTTGATCTGGTGTCTTGACAAATGCCATCATTGCGCTGCTGGCACGAGCAGCCACAATCTCAGCCTCCTCATATCCGCTGAGGTTGCGCAGTCGCATAATTGCTGACGCAAAGGCAGTCACCCCCCTCGTCTGGCCCGGACGCTCAATTGAATACAGGTGCAACACGTCTTCTGCCGGGATTCGCACCCGACGTTTTGCCGCTACCTGCGCATAGCTGAATTGGTAGTCGCCAGGGTGGTAATCCCAGAAGTGATAAGCGACAGGGCGGCCCCACTCATTGACCTCAACACCCATACGAATCTGGTTCCCATTCTCAGCAATCCCGCTGTAGTCGTCATCAAGCAGGTCTGACTCGATGACCTCCAACGCCAAGGGCACCTTGCTGTTACCAAACGGCTGCTTGACAAAACGAATAAACACCTCGCCCGACTCCAGCATTGATGTGATCGACAACCGCTGAATGTCTTGCCACGTCAACCTGCCAGCAGTGTTGCAGCTTTTGGCAGCAGACCATGCCTTGAACTCCTCCTCAATCCTTTTATTGATCTCTTCTGACAGCCGACCGCCACGCTGCATCCGCACCTGTGCTTGCAGTTTGATGCCAGTACCGACAACGTTGTTCCTGACTGCACGAAGCGCTGCTTTCGCAAAATCAGAGTCGCGCACCAGTTGCCGCGCTCTGTTGCGCAACGTCCTGAGGCTGCCCCTAATCTCGCTATCTGCTGAGGTGGCTTGACTGATCCAGTCAGAAGTGAGGCGATTGTTTTGCGCAGCCGCATACGCCCGCTTCAGGTACGCATTTTTTTGCCTGGCATCCTCAAGTTCACGCTGTAGCCCGCGTTTGCGGCCAATGCCAAAAATAGCCATTAGGTAAACCTCACTTTTGCTAGGCCGGGATTGCCAAGGCCTTGGCGTATTTTCTCTCGCTTGCGTTCCATGGCAATCTCATTCTTAAGCTCATCCCTAAGCTGCAACAGCTCTGCCATCCTGAACCGCTTCAAGTTGCGGCTGCCAATGCTGTATTCCTGCACCATCCCGCCCTCCGCCAACGTGCGGATAGCGGCTTCCACATGCGAAAGGTCGATCTCGGCACGAGATCTGTCGTCATAGGCAGCAGGCTGCCCCGTATATGCCGCTGTTGACTTGACCGTGTATTGACCTCGCCCAGCCGTATGGGTCAACGCGCCACTGGTGGCGATTGCCTGCCAAGTCCATAGCCCTGCATCGAAATTGGCAGTAGTTGCAGCAGCAACAGTGACTCGCCACCCGCCGCTTTGGGCTGTCCCTACAACAGTCGCGCCTTCGTGCGTGTGGTTAAACCTCGCGTACCACGTCAGGGTGTAGGTGCCGCTGGAGATGCTGTTGCCAATCGCATCCTTGAAATCAGGCACGTCGAACACAAGAGTGTCGCCTGCGTAAATTAAGTCTGGGACGAGGATGCTCACCAGCTTGTCACAAAGGATTGAGCCTGCCTTTGCAGTCTACGCTGCGGAGGCCGATAGCCTGATTGTACTGGCTTCTCAACCGGGTTTTGCTTTGCGCTTTGCCGCGTTTTCTCAAACTGCTCAAAAATAGTGTTGCGGTTGAACCGCATGTATAAAAAGTGCAGGGCTGCATAGCTGTAGCAAAACACGTCCAGCGCTTCGTTTCGATCACCTGCTTTCTTCTTCCACTCCCGCACCGCAAAGCCCTTCACATACCGCACCACCTGCCGCTCAGCCGTCAACTGCCTGAAATACTCCTGCCCAGCTTCCGCGTAAAAGTGGATGAAGCCTGCCCCTGGCTCGTTGTGCTTCAACCGTCCAAACAGCGTTGACTTGATCGTGTCGGTGCCTACAGGGAACACCTCCGCTGAATTTTTGAGAACTTGGCCCTTGTAGTTAATATCAACCTTAGAAGGCTTTCCAATCGGCGGCTTGTTCCTGATTGATGACCCCTTCAACGCAAACACAGCTTTCCCTCTACGGCTCCTCGCATACGCATACACCTCACTTGTGAAGTGCCCGCCGGAGTCCACCCCTATCGCTGACACCTTTACCCGACCGCCATTCGCGTGTGGGTAGTCCCTAAGCACGAGGTCGTCTACTTGTTCCCACAACTTCTGACCGGCTGGATCGCCATAAATCTCGGTGTGACCCACCAGCCAGCACTCCTCCCCCGTGCCCCATGCGTACAGACCTACAGCCACCCGGTTGTCCTGCACGTCTACCCCAGCCGTGAGGATGCTCGCACCATCTGGTACTTCCCCAGCGGTATAGAACTCCGCACGCTCAGCCAAGCTCTCCGCCCCAAGCTTTGCTCCAATCTCCTCCTCCCAAGTCTCGCCCAGCACCGTATTCACCCAAGTCTTCAGCAGAGGCGCATCGTTCTTCGCACGTAAAAACTCAGTCACAATCTGCTCCCAGCTCTTCCAACCCACAGGTGAATACAGCGACGACAGGTGGAAACCAATTGTTCGGTGGTCTTGACTCACCGCCTGCGCTCGCCACTCACCCTTGCGCAGCATCTCGCTTTTGAAGTGCTCTGGGATATGCGCTCCACACTCCTCGCACACATAAGCGGCAGTGCGCGGATCGCCCTCACGCCACTGCAAATTCTTCCACTGCAACCACTGCATATGCCCGCAATGCGGACACGGCACAAAATATCGCCGTTGATCCGACGCTTCATACTCCGTCTCGATCCGGCTCATGTCCTTGATCGTTGGCGTCGAAGTCAAAATGATCTTTCGCCTTGAAAACGTTGACGCCCTCCGCTCAGCCAACGCGCACGGATCTCCCTCACCATCAACATCACTCGGAAACGCATCCACCTCATCCAGCAGCACCCACCGACAAGGTGCAGACCGTAGGCCAGTTGCAGAATTGGCACCCGTCAACAGCAAGATTCCGCCTGGGTAGGACTTGCTAAACATCGTGTTATCCCCGTCCCTGCTCCTTGGTGGTGCCACCAGCCCAGCCAAGGCAGGCGTTTCATAAATCAATGAATCCAGCCGCTGCTTGCTTAGGCGCTTTGCCATCTCAATCGTCGGCTGCACAAATAATGCTGGCCCTGGTGCATGAGCAATCATGTAACCCACAATGTTGTTGATCGCCTCGGTCTTGCCAAGCTGCGCACCCGCCATGAACACCACCCGCTGCACAGGTGAATTGGCAGACATCGCATCCATAATCTCCTTCAGATACGGTGTCCGGTCGGTGCGCCATGGCCCCGGCTCCGCACTCGCCTTATTGCTCAGCATCCTGTAAGCGTCAGACCATTCGCTCACCGTCAAGTCAGGGTCAGGCTTCAACCCCTCTACAAACGCCTTACGGTAAATCGCGGCACCATCACGCATCTGTCAAAGTCTCCAGCGCACGGCGGATCTCCTTCGTTAACAGTTGGTGGATAGCGACTGGATCGGTCTCAGCAGCCAATTGATTGCTAACCCGGTCAGGAATATTACCCAAAGCATCCCGTACAGCACGAGCAGCACTGAAAGCCTCAAGCTCAACACGAGCAGCCTCAACCAGTTGCTCCTCCTTGGTCTCAAGATCCAAGCGGGCCAGCTCAGACCTGAAATGCTCTGACTTGGCCCTGCTCTCATTGAAGTTTGGGATCTCAAGGTCTTTTGTCTTTTTCCTGGTAGGGCTCTCCTCCTTCAGCCGCTGGTTGAACCCGCTGTCATAGCACTTCTGCGCAAGCTCAAGGTCCCAGAGGAGGACTCCTTTTTCTTTGGCCCAGGCCCCATCAAAGCGGCCCTCCTTTTTCAATTGAGACACTCTTGCCGCTGACAGGCCAAGCCGTTTGAGCACTTCTGCCGTGGTTGCCGTGTGACTAGCGGTTTTTAAGGGCACTTAAGCGTTGATAGCACCGATTAATGGCAAATCATAGATCCTTGGCGTACAATGGCGCATTTTTGATTTAACTCGGTCTCACAGTGCGAATATAGCAACTGAATTAAGACTCGTGCAAGTCTGGCGCTAGCGGAGAGGCGGGGTTCGAAATTACC